ATAAATTTGGTGATTTAAAAGAAGAGATGGAAAAAATGGCAGATATAGCGGGTCATTCTACAGATGTTATGAATGATGTTTATATTAAAAAGAAAGAGTAGATAGAGCACTGATATATTCAATACTTACATTACATAATTCATTCTCTTCAATTTTACCTCTATCTCTTCTTCCACCCCACGCACTAAACCATTGATCTTCATTAAATTCCCAGTAAAATAAGTCATCTTCACAATGCCAACAAAAGAATACCCTTTTCCCTTCTTCAATATATTTTCTTGCTTCTTTTACCTTAAACATTTCAAAGAATAAAGTTGGATATTTTCCAAACTTAATCTTTCTTCTTTTATATTCAACTGCATATTTATCATTCTTAAAATCAATATGTGAATATTTATTTTCATCATTATTATTAATTAATTTTCCAAATGTAGTTTCAAGTGTAGGTTGAATCTTTTGTTCCCATGAAAGTCCATATTTTAAATCTTGTTTTTTACGATAATCCATATATAATAACATATATTTTATTTAAAATTAAAATAAACGCATTTTCTATACTTTACCCATTTTTTAAAAATAATTGTATGTAAATAATATATTAAGAATATTATAAAATGTCAAAGGTAGATCCCAATACTGCTCCCGCACTTCTTAATATTCGCTCGATGCCTACGAATACTGCTCTGCAGTTTTCTACGGATGTCAGCGACCCAGTAGTTTTCAATCAAGAATTTTGTAGGTTCGAACTACAACCCAAAGGATTCCTACACCCCAATTCTCAGTTAGTGGTGTCTGTAAAACACGATGGAGCAACTCGTGCGTTCCCCTATGTAAATGTCGGTCTATTTTCACTCATTCAGCGTGCCGTTTTAAAAACCTCAACTGGCAGAACAATCTGCTCTACGGAGGATCTTAATCAAATGATGGGATGTGAAAGTATGTTCTTATCCAACTCTACTAACAAAGAGAGAGAACAGTACAAAACTGGCAGACAGATTGCTTATGAAACAATATATGATGAAGGAGCAAATAACAGACAAGGGCAGACTGATAGTAATGGATATTCTATTTCCAATGGCAAAGAATACAATGAAGATGCCACACATGGAACACGCACGGAGGTTGGTATTTCCGTTCAAGATTGTCTATTAAGTGAAAAAGAAAGCACATTCGCCATTTCTCTTAATGATTTATTTCCATATCTTAAATCGGGTAATCAGTTGCCATTATACATGATGCCTACTGTTGTTATTGAACTATATTGGCAACCCGTAGCAACTGAAGGAACTCGTCTATGTGCCCCGAAATCTGTAGCAAATGTGCAGTGGGAGATAAAACAACCACAACTATATGCAGATTATCTATTTTATTCGGGAGATTTTATGGAACAATATCGCCAAAAGAATAGTTCTCTACGATTCAACTATGTTGATTATCGTCTATCCAAGAATTCCCAAACTAAAGCACAAGCATCTTCCTCTGTAAGAAATATTGGTGGTAATGGTATGGTTGTATCCAAAGTAATCGCGGGATACGAACACGACCACGCAGACCCTCATCAACATCTTGTGGGAACATACAACGCCAAAGCACCTTCTTTCGATGCTGTGAAAACGGGACAGAGACAACCTCTCGTCTCCAATCTATTTGTAAATAGTAGATTCTTATATCCTCAGTCGGTTTCCAATCCCGCCACTCATTTCCATCATTTACTTGGGTCTCAAGGATTACCCGCCTATGTTTCAAGGGATCATTATTCGGGTGAAGGTGGTGGTCTATCTGCTGATAATATTGGTAAATATGAAAGTAAAGAACCATCGGCAGAATTACGGGGAACTCAGTTTTGGCAAGGTTGGAAAATGCTTGGTGTTGATAGGGTTGATAGTCGTGGTATTGAATTACATATGGCGATGCCTACAGCGGATAGTACTCATACACAGAGAGCATGGTTAGAAGTGCTACGATATGCCACTCTCATTGACGGGCAGTTTGAGTGCTATTTTGCTTAAAATAATATGAACTATTGATTGCCACCATTCTATTAGTAATTTTATGTCAATCGGTAGTTTTTCGTTTTCTATAATATCTTTTTTTATTCTACTCATATTATAAATGAGTGAGTTTGCAGACATTCGATTAATTGAATGTAATAGACAACAATCAGTTCAAGGAACAAGTGGGAATGATACACAACCAGCACAATTTACTTGTAGATTAGGAAATACAATTGATTTAAAAGCGGGCGATACTGTGGAAATTTTAAATGGATTTGTAAGTGAAGATGGATGTGGATCACAAAATATAGAATTAAAGGGTGAAAGTATTAAGGATGGATTTGGAAAACCAATCACTAAAGACTTTGAATATACAAAACTTAATATTAAATATTTTAATGATAAAACAGATCCACCTTTACAAAATCGTCCTCTTGAAAGAATGGAGATTGATGTGGATAGTGGAAAAAATACATCAATCACAAAAGAGATAAAGGATAATGAAATAACAGTAGAACAATCATATTATATTAATAATAATGGCGAAAATTATTACACATATCCACGCAAATATTTATGGTTTGATAGACATTTGAATCCAACAGCAACGGGTACATATTTAAATAATTATTTAACAGATGTGTATGAAGGAGATGATGCTCCTTTTTTACCAACGGGGGCGACTGCTAATGAAGTATTCTTGAGTGGTATAAATATAGGTAATCCAAATAAAGAAAGTTTAGTTGCTACTTGTGATTATCATGTATATTCATTTGGAAGAGTATTACACGACGACAATACAGTTAAATCTGCTGGAGATACATTCTATAAACCAATTGTTGATAATAGTCGTTTTACTTGTTTTATAAGAAATAAAACACGGGTATTAACTACATCAACAGATTTTTATAAAATTATGAATGATTATGCAATAAAATTAAATCCTATTCTTGATGATTTTACGGAATATAAAGAATTAAAAACATTTAGTGTTCCAGCGGGATATTCATCTCCAAATGCGATTGCGGAAACTATCACGGAACAATTACAACAAACTTACGAATATGATAAAGATAATGATAAGACATTTACACAACCCCAAATATTTAAAACTTGGGATGGATATGGAACAAATGATTATGGAGGTTCTTATCCTTCTACAACAGATCCTACAACATGGCAACCAAATAGTTATACAGATACGGCGGGAAATACTATAGAAAGCAATTTTTTAACCGATACACTACAAACATATCAAACAGAAACATATAAACCATTTGAATGTTGGTCTCCAAAGAAATCTCATAAAGATATGTGGGATGTAATTGAAGCAGAACCCGCAATTTATAATCCGCCTTTTAATGACACACAACCAGCATTAAATTTACCTCCATTTGAATTAGTTCAATACATGGGATGGTTTAATCAAGCACAATTCATTTATGTAAAAAGACCCGAATTATTTGTCAAGGGGAGATTAATAAATACATATTTAGGAAATTTAATTGATAAAGATGGAGTAGATGAGAATGTATTTGCTACATTAACGAATGCGATTGCGAGCGATCAAACCATAGGAAGCACGGGAACAGATAAGATACGAGATTATTATCAAACAAATTATGAATGGAAAAATCACAACTTAGAAAGATTTAGGGATTTATTCATAGAGCAAAAGAAGTATTATAAAGAACTTGTTTTCGATAAACTTGGAGATAATAAAGTGAATGATGTAGGAAAAGCAGTATTCAGTGATACATATGATGAGGCAAGATTCTTACATCTATCTCGTAAAGATTTGGATAATGCTTCAACATCTATATATGGTCGTAGTAATACACAAACTGGAGGGGGAGCACAAAATCCTATATCGGGATTAGGAAATGATAGTTATAGGGGTGAAGGAGATGCTTATTTATCAACTCCTATATTCTTTGCATATCAATCAAAAAATGCTACGAAAAAAACAACTGGACTTGAAGCAGATGATTTATGTTATGGGGCGATGTTTAAAGTATATGATACAACATCACAAAAATTCTACATTTCATTTAGGAATGATTTAATAAAATGGTTAGATTTCAATATGTTTGATAATGTATCACCCGTCCCACCCGCAACTTATAGATTAGTTAATGAAAATACACGATGTATTGGATGGGATTGGCATTCACGATCATATGGCAATGTAATATTAGGAGGATATGGTGGATATTTGACTCAAAATACAACTGGTGAATATTTTTATGGTAAAATGAATATTCAACCATATACAACAAAAGACACTCCACCTCCCGATATAGAACCCGCATATAATTCATTAATGACACAAGGAAATTCAGTTGCCGATGTATCAATTTTAAGATATGTTGGAGCAAATAATCCATCTCTCATATTTGATCCAGTAAGTCAAACTTTTGGGTGGAAATCATTACATACTGCAGAGAATACGGGACAAGAAGATACAGCGGGAAGCGAACATACAAAAATCACACAGCATCCCGCAATTCCCCCAACAGAATCTAAGGCGGGTGTGGCGGGATGGACTGAAACACAAGTCACGGGTGTTCCAATTAATCCACAAGCAGAAACAGAAGTGTATAAAATAAACAAGAGATTTAGGTATAATTGTTTTTGTCCCGATGTAAAACCATATGAATTAGATGTATCAAAAACATTACTTCAACCCGCACAGAATAAAACAACTACCATAGGTCAAGAGGTTGCATGGAGACAAACAGACTCATTTGAAACTAAATTATCCCCTCCCAATGTAAATTTAAAAGTAGGAGCAGTATTCGATAGTCATTGTGGTATATATTTTAATTTTGGAGATTGTTGTCCCGAACAATATTGGCACAGATCATTAATTGGTATATTAGGATTTACATACGAGCAATATAATCCAACATCAACAGATGAAACAAATAATCGTCAAGCACGAGTTGATAATAATAATATATTTAAAATAAAATTGGCAACCACTAATTCACAAGTTGTCTCCACAGATTTAAAAGAATATCCTATGAATATATGGGGTGGTATTACTTATTCAACACAAATACCTTTACCCATGATTATACCAAATACAGAACCATATCTTGTTGGGTTTGTTGGTTCTGCTCCCACAGAAGATTTAGTTCAAGTCAATTCATATCGTCCAGCAATCGTCCAACAAACATCCAGTTTTATTTTACGAAGTCAAGGAGTACCAAAATTTATGTCTCGTCCTTATTATACAATAAGAACTGATTTACTTGATAGTAGTGAATATACTGGTGGATTATCGGGTGGATTAAAATTACCGATAATAGGTGTGGTTGATAAAATGTCGGGTGAAGGAGATTATTATTTTACATCATCACAAGGTATGGCATTTACTATATCAAGAGATAGACATATATCATCAATCACTACATCTATACATGATCCAAATGGAGAATTAGCAAGAGTCGATGATTCATCTGCAGTAATATATAAAATTACTCGTATGGATAATACAAGTAAATTTAATATCTTGGAACAAATACTTCAAGAAGAAGTTCAATCTAAAAAAAAATAAAATATATATAATAATAAATGGCGGGATTTCATACAAAAACTTTTATTAAACATGATGATTATATGACACCTAAATATGCGTGGGAAAATATACAACAATATATACCAAAAGATAAAGTAATATGGGAAGCATTTATGGGTGATGGAAAAAGTGGTGATTATCTTGTTTCATTAGGATTTCAAGTAATTCATAATGATAATGATTTTTTTACATCTAATCACGGAGATATAGTTGTAAGTAATCCGCCCTTTAGTAAATGTAAAGAGATAATGCCGAGATTAAAACAATTAGATAAACCATTTATTTTAATACTTCCATCAAGTAAAATAAATACTCAATATTTTAGGGAGAACTTTAAAAATACCGATAGTCAATTACAAATTATAATTCCAAGAAAAAGAATTCAATTTGTTAAGAATGGTAATGAACTACAAAATAAATGCAACTTTGATTGCTTTTATTATTGTTATAAAATGAATTTACCAAGAGATATTATTTGGTTGGAATAAAAAAAATATCGATTGACACAAAATCACTATAAGAATGGTGGCAATCAATAGTTATGAAAATGACAATACAAACTTCCCGCTCTTCACTTCTAATTTTTGTGAATATGTCTGTTTTAATTTACCTCTTATCTCTAACTCTCTCTTTGTTTGTTTAGACATCAATGCATTAAATTTATGGGGTTTATATGGATCTTTATTAATGTCTCTACAAACCCGACGAACACTTGGAATATCTCCATACAATACAAGACTATCAACCATATTATAGACTGATTGTTTATCTGTGAATTGTGTTCCTCTTATATCAAATAAATTTCGTATGTATTGTTGAACCTTTCTACAATTCAATATGACATCATTCTTTTCTTTAACAGTTAGGATTTTCTTTGGATTACATTCTTTTAAGAATTGAATCATATCAATATAGTTATAAAAAACATATCTATCTAATTCGGGTTTAATTGTATCCATCAATTCTAATTGACTTGATAATTCTTTGAGAAGTTTGGACTTTTTCATGGATGTAGGATTATCGATAGGAATTTCAAATGTTTTAATAATATCACATAACTCTTTCTTGGAGTGGGATTTGTGTATCTCAATCATTTTATTATAATTATAACAAATAAAAAAAAATCATCGTATAGACATAAAGGATGGTTAAAGTTCCAGAGGGAGAATTAAAAGCACCAGAAATTAGGAGACTAATAAAAAAGCATAATGAGTTGATGTCTATTAAGATTCCAAAAGGAACTGATAGAGATGGTCTATTGAAACTTGTTAAGGATAATGGTTTTAAGGTAGATCATAAAGGAAAGAAACTTGTACCTCTTGTGAAGATGAAAAGAAAACCAACTGTTAAACTACCACCGCCTCCACCTAAGAAAACTGCAGAGGAAAAAATGAAGGCAAAGAAAGAACGGATGAAAAAGAAAGAGATGGCAGAAGAGAAGGCGTATGATACTCGTAAGGCAAAGATAGATGCGGTTAAAAAGATACGAGATAAAAAAAAGTAATGTAGATGTGGATAAGAGTTATTGGTAATACAAGATATGGATATGATACATATTTAGATTGTGTCAATGATACAAATAGATATTTAGTTTATATCGATGGTATATTTTTTAAGAGGATTGAATAAACTTAAACAATTATTATATATATGTAATTATAATGACAAAGTATAATATGTATCTTTATGATAATGAATCAATGATAGGAAAATTTAAAACAAAGGGAGATGACATGGAAGAAGTATATAAATCATTTGGATCAAAGATAGTTCGTAATGGATTTGAAAATGGATATACCATTCCAATGCAAATATTAAAATACCAAACATTTATTAAAAGTATAAATAAACAAAAGGATAATTGTGAAAAGATAAGAGCAAGTGATTTATATATGTATCTATCTTGCTATTGTGCTTTGTATAAACTGAATGGACTACAAAATAACAACGATCATATGTTTTTAAAGGTAAAACATCGTTAAATCTTATATTATACCCCTTTTTAGTAGTAAATATGCCTAAATACGCCCTTTAAGTCTTAAATTGTGCTATAAATACCACTTAAAGAGAC